AGCTGTATTTTCCAGCTAATTTAATAGTACTGTTATATACAGGAAGATCAATATTTTCAAAAGTTACATTGGGTCTTGTAAAATCTACAACTTGTTTGGTAAGATCTGTAGTGAACCCGCCTACGCCAAGATTCTGAAATGAGACTCTGAATCTATATTTCAGCTTGGGCATTATCAAGCCCTGTGTTGGACTGCTCTGGTCGTTGGCCAGAGGCACTGTCATTTTTGTTAGTGATGATGTAGCCATTTGTGTTCTATCTCCTGATACGTTTATTTATGGTAAAAAGGTCGGGTAAATTTTACCCGACTTTCTTAGGCTGTTGTTTGTGCAGCAATGGTTCCTGTGTTTTGTATGCGCAATGGTATGTAGATAAACTCAATTGCTTTGACTGGTTCAATTGCAATATCCACGTATAACTCATTGCGGTCAATTGTAGCAGGAGTATTGTTAGAAAGATCGCACACAACCAAGTAGTCATAGATACCACGTTTGTTCACAAGATCAATCATCAAACTGGTCACTGAGTTAGTAATTTGTGCACGAGTGATTGAATCATTGGGTTCAAACAAGTAATTGTTACCAATTAGTTGCAATCTGCCGCGCAAATAAGCTACTAAACGTGCTACGTTAATGCGGTCTAATGCAGTTGTAGTTGCTTGCAGTGTGAGATTACCAAAGTTAGTAATACCAACGCCTGGTATAAATGTAATTGGATTAATATCATTTTGATATAGCGTATCGCGCAGTCCTTGATTTATAGTATTGCGTGTATACTCACCAGTTGTGGCATCAATGAATCCTAGGCTAAACGCATTGTCTACAACTCCACGTCGTGTGCCAGCAGGTGCCAACCACGGATAGCTCACACTATCACTACGGATAATTGTGCGTACCATCATGTGACTAGGTGGTTGCACCACTGAATTTCCACTAAGGTCAGTTGTTTGGCAACTAGGATAAAACGTTGCCGCATATGAGTCATTGGTTGTTAATCCGTCGCCTGCAGGAATTCCAAGTCCATTGTTGTTTGTGGCCCATGTAACAACATCGGTTGGACTTAGTCGCAAAGGAGTATCAACCACCACAAATCCAGTGTCATTACGATCATTGTTAAGTGCAACCATGTTTGATGCCAGCTCTGGATACTGAGGGCATGCAATCAAATTGAACACATTTTGATTTTCACGTATTGTGGTATTTGAATCAATGCCGGCTTTGAGTGCTTGTACAATCATTGCTCGTTGTGCTTGGCGTCCCATATAAGGGGATCCATCTATACGCAACCCACTAGCAGTCAGCCAAGTGCTGGTCACTGTTGGTAATGTGTCAGGTGGTGGATATGAAGTGGCATTGAAATAATTGGCTTCAAATTGTTTTACGTTGTATCCGGATCTGCGTGTGTTAAACAACAATATGCCCTGTGGATACAGTGCAGGGTCAGGTGCATCTAGATCCAAATAATCACTGGTTAACAAACTAACAATGCTAGGAATTGGATCAGTGACTGGATCTGTGGTTCCGTTTGGCGCCCATCGTGCATCAGCAAATAACACACCGTTTTCTGTTGTTTGATCAGCATTACTGAGTGTAACCCATTGATCTTGACCGTCAACATCTTGCCAACGATTAATCAATGGATAATTTTCTAAATCACTGGTATCGATCCACAAATCACCATATACCAATGGACTAGCAGATGAATTGTTTTGGGTTGTCGGTGCAGTAGGGCTAAACTGTGGCCCAGTGGCATTGGTTTGACTTAGGTCATATCCACGCACGTCTGGATTGGCATTTTGATATCCTACCCACACACCATTATCACTGATCATGATATCAGCCTGATCTATGGCAGAATAATACCATAGTTGACCAGATGCTGGATCTTGATTTGGTGCACTGTTACTAGCAGTGTAAGTGAAGGTTGTAGATCCTACCCAGTTGCTGAGTATTAAACTATTAGTTGTAACATCCAGAGATCTAACACCAACACAAGCAGTCGAAAACCCTGCAGTGGCCACTGGGGTTCCAGTAACATTGGCAAGAATGATGTCACCTCCGGTACTGTGAGTAAACACCAATGCTCCACTGCTGTTAATTGATGCACTAACATATGGTACAGCTGCGGCACTGACTGCGCTGACAAAATCTGTAGCGGTAGTACCTAGTAGTGTGACAAGAGCCGGTGGTGATGTTAAAGAAGCAGTGCCAGGCTGTGTGGCCCTTATTGAAAAACTATTACCAGAAACAAACGGACCAGGTGTTGTATCGGTACCAGTAATTATTGTAGGGCCTGTGGCGTATCTTTCAAGTATTAAAAATCCAGATGTGCCGCCGTTGCCAGATAATTCTGTATAATAAGGATTAACTTCTGCATAGGTACTGCCAGCTGGAATATTTGTGCCGCCGCCAGATGGATCTAGTGCATATATTGCAGCGGCATCATTGTAGTACACAGGACATGCTTGTTGTACAAATGTTCCCAGTGTTGAATTGTAACGTTTCATAACAATGTTAGTACCCAAATTTACATTGTTGGTTTTTTGCCATACAGATCCAGTTGGTTCTGGTTGCGGTGCAGTGGATCTCCAGTTTGGTGCAGTGTAATTTGGGCTGGCAAGATACGCAGGTGCAAAATATGTAGTTGCAACAATGCCCAAATTGGCCAACACTGTGCCTGTACTAGCAGTGATGTTAACTATACCTGTGCCTTCGGTACTGCCATCGCTTGTGGCTGTGCTGTTGGCATACAATTCTAATTTTCCACCAATATGAGCAGAATAAACACCTGTTATAGCTGCAGTGTTGATAGCATTAGACAAACCTTCAACTGTGTTATTAGGGCTAACAGGAACAGTGACAACTGTGCCATTGATAGTTATTGTATTACCAGCAGTCAATGAGGTAGGCGCTAGTGTGCCTTGCACAGTTGGCCATGCAGTTTTCCAATCATCACTGCCAATCAACACCCAGGTGTTATTGAAATCACTGAGTTCAGTTGCACTGGTTTGAGCACTGGTAGGACCGCCACGTTTGTAGTAGCCAGGCAATGTTGTGCTGGTTGCGGTAACTGCATATTGACCAATGCTGCCAAAACTTTGTAATGGCACAGTGGAACCGGTTTCAAGATTAGCAGTATCAGTAATAACCAATGGTACTTGATTGGTAAATGCACCAGTAACCTGATTCCATTCAAAAATACCCCATGCAGTGTTTGCAGTATCTAGCCAGTAAGTATTATTAGGAGGACTACCAACTGGTCTAGTTAATGTAGCAGTCAACTGTGATAGATCAATGTCTACACGTTGTACGTAGCATCTATTAGATATACCAAGGGCCGAATACGCAGCCAATAAGCCGTATTCGTTAAGTTCGTAGCCATTGATTGGTGTTCCTGCTGCAGTGTTATAAAAGAACGGAACCCCAAAAGTAGATAACAAATCTCGTTGACTTGTAATCAAGAATGTTTGATTAACAGTTGCTGCAGTTGTGCCTACTGCTATGCCAGTTCCAGCACCTGATATCTTATTTGACGCAGTGGCCAACAAAATATAAGGAACAGAATTGGTTGCAGCTGGTATGTAATTACTTTGATCAATTACTGTAACTTGTACGCCGGGGGATAATAGAGCCATGACAAAATCCTTTTTTCAATATAGATATTTAGTAAAGATTGAAAAAAGAGCAGGTGTAAGAGTCCCTACTAGTAGGTTTTGCGTATAAATATCAGCATGAGACCCATCTGTCAGACATGTAATCAAAGACCCAGAGCCGTTGCGTACCATCGAAATGAGCAGGTACAATATCGTAAAATGTGTGAGTATTGTATTAAACGAAAACGGCGGGTTCCTGCTCCGACGGCTAGATGGAAATTAGCAGGGTATAAGAAAAAATCCACATGTGATCGGTGTGGATTTAGATCCAAATACACTGGTCAATTATTGGTGTATCATATAGATGGAAATTTAAATAATAATACGTTGAGAAATTTAAAAACTATATGTTTAAACTGCACCGTTGACATTAAAAAAGCAGATCTACCTTGGACACCTGGTGATCTTGAACCAGATTATTAATTTGAGAAAATAAATTATCTGTGGTAGAATTGTTGTCTACTGTAGCGTCAAACTCAGTTCCTATCCATGCAGTTTCACTGGCATGAATATTTTCTTTTTCTAACCAGCTGATAGCCGATGTGGATCCTTTATTTGCTTGTATAGCAATGTCATACCAGTGCGGTCTAATTCCTCGTTCTACACAAACTATAATACCGCCGGCATTTTTAATTGAGTTAACTTCGTTAGGAAAACGACAGTCACTGATAACAATATTGTCTTTACTATTTTGTAGTTTATGTTCTAAACTGGCAATCCAAATATCATCGTGAAATGCTTGTCGACAAACTTCTGTACCCCAGTATTGCAGGATCCAACGAGGAGTAAGATAAGGCATATCAAGGCGTTTGGCCCACCATGAATCAACTTGTTCACGCCATTCTCGGGCTTGCGTAGTACGTCCTTCAAGCATGGTTCGGTCCCAGCCAAATACCTGGGCTACAGCATCTTTTAGACTGTTGGCAAAACTTTCTCTACAAAATTGATGTGCATCCACAAGGTAGTCAGCCACAGTATCTTTTCCACTTCCAATGAATCCACACACGCCAATAATCATATCAATTCCTTTTAAATTTAATTTTTAGTTTTATAATTAAAAACATTAATGCACTCTTGTTGAATCCAGTCTGGCAGATTAACAAAATCATCTTCATTTAGGCAGTCTGGCCAACTGTCATCTTTTATTCTCTTATACCAATTGCACCATTGTGACTGGCTGGCACTATATGTCATTTCGTCTATTAATCTTATAACTTCTTCTATTTTACAATCTAAGGCATATTTGTCAATTAATTGTAGTAATCTATTAGAATTGTCTTGAGCCAATTCTAGCAGTCTTTGATAATTATACTCAACATCTTTTTCAATGTCATCTACATGATTATGCATATTGTCAATCCAATATTTGGTGTTGATCACAATTGCATCAAGCCTTTTTTCAGAAGACGCAATGTTATCGTAGTGCATTTTTGTGTAATTTTCAAATGTTTTAAATCCCATTTTTTTAAGTTTTTTTAATGTTCCTTTACTTGATGCCATTAAAAATGGGCGACGATTAATAATTGACAACCAAGTTTTTTCAGTTATCCACGGTGTAGATTTTTTAAAATTTGTTTCACTGATTACTTGAAACAAACTGTTTTTATATAACTCAAGCTGATATGGAATGCCGCGGGGCACTGTCATACCAAATTTATGTAACATAGTTTCCATAGTTATACTATCTGGATTATTACTATGGGTTAATAAAAATAAATTGTATTCATCATCCGAAAGCTCTTTTAAGAATTTTCGAGACCGTTGACGTGAATTATCATCGTTTACAAATAATGACCAAGTTGCATACGGCAACAAATTACGTTGTTTAAACTTATGAAGAAGACGAATTCTGTGTATTTTATATGGTTTTCCGGTCAAGAACAAAAATTTTTTATTACTAGGATCCCAATTTAGTGCGACAGCAGATTCGTTATTAACTATTAATCTATAATAGGTCATTAATAAGAAAAAATCAACAAAAACTATTTCATCTACTAATGATTTATCAATGATAGTTACTTGCTTTTGGTACCAAGAATTAATTATTAATAAAATTTTTGTTGTAGGATAATATTGTTTAATTAAATTAATTAATTTTATAAAATTTTCCTGCCAGGATTTTGTAGAGCTTGCTTCCCATAACTTAGTGAGCACCACACAATGATTAGGATATTTTATTAATGTGGCATGGACAGTATTAAATAAATCTGTTACAGCCGTGAGATTTTTATCATATTGTAGCCTATCTATGTTACAAATAAAATGATTTTTAAAAATCATACTAATTCTTTTACTTTTAAATACTTAAGAGTGTCTTGTAAAAGATTAATTTGCCTTCTGCAATCTTCAAGAGCATGATGACTGGTTGCTGGTTTAGAAAGCCCGGGCCAGAGCCCAAACACAGTACGGCTATCTCGAACTGCATAAAATTGCCAAGGTACGGGTTTGCTATAACTCTTGTAAGCATGCTCTAAAATATTCATATCATATGTTGGCCCTTGCGCCCAAACACGCTTGCTTTGCCAGATTATTTTACCTAGCTCTTCCAGTGCTTGATCTAATGGAATACGATCATCTTCATT